TGACTGTCTGTTCTACCCTGACCAAATGAACCGTAACCACCGTAACCGGCAAATGTTACCATACCATTTTCATATAAGTACCAAGCGTTAGTGTTACCTCTGTGTACTTGCTTTAGTCTTGGTTTTACTACAAGCTGATTACCGTCAGCATCTAAGTAACCTAGGTCTGTACCGTTTACATCTGTTAAGAAATGAGCATACTCACTCTTGCCTGCTAGGCACTCTTCCCATACTTTAGGTGATCTCCAGTTAGAAGTCCAAGATGGGTCAAATGTACCATTATATGTTGTACAACCTGTACCGATACCCGCACCATAGTAGTAACCGTTAGAGCTGTTGTGATACATATTACCCCAGAAGTTATAGTGTCTGTCGGTAATTATACCACCTTGTCTATACCCGGGTTTTACTGTACCATACTGGAATCCTCTACCAGATTTCTTTAAGTAGTCAGGTAATGGAGCTATACTCTCTGTATGTACGTTTACTGAAGAGTTAGCAAAGATACGATATGTAGGGTCGTTAAATCTAGTATCTTCTGGCTGTGGTATCTTGTTCTTGTATGTAGAGCCTTCGCCTTTCCATACAGGCTTGAAGAACATAGAGTGTAGAGTTATGAAGATCTGGTCACTTGAACCACCTTCGTCACGAATAATTAGTGAACCGTCTACTGTTGCTGATGGTGTAAATGTTAAAGTACCACCTGTTACGTTTACAGGACTTACACCCGCAGTTATACGACCATTAATACCTATAGTATTGTAGTTACTAAGTCCGGGGTCTTTGACAGAGTATGACATACCTGTCGCTGTTGGAAATGTAAATGAATAGATATTAGTTCTTGTTAAGTCGATAGTAGGATGTGCGTCACTATGTAACAATCTTCCGGCAATCTTTGTAGATGATGTCCATGTAATGCCTGCACCCATACCACTGTGGTTTGTACAATAGTACTCGTATACTAAGAAACCTAAGTGTGGTACTGTCCATGTAACAGTTGCACCAGATGACCCGGGTGTACCATTATGAGTTACACCATCTGCTATTGCAGCTGTTTCAAAGTCAAATGTAGTATTAGTTGCACCTGTTCTTGCGTTAAATGCTAAAACGTGACCTGCGTTAGAAGCATCACTAACGTCAAATGTATATGTACTACCAGTCTTTAGTGTAAGTGCTAATTGACTTGTTCCGTTAATTACAAACTTACCTGATGCTACAGTTACTGTATATGTAACAGTTTCTACTGTAGGATGGTCGTCTCTAAATAAATATGCAGACTTACCATTTGTAGCCGGTGTTGCTCCGGGTAGCTGTATCTGTTCGTAAACAGCAGTAGTATTATCTGGGAAAGATTGTCTAGGATTCTTTTCTACAGACAGTACTGAGTTTTCAATACCTATAGGTAGAGCTGAGTTGCTTGAGTCATTATCTCTATACTCAATGTCCCCTGCACTTGTATATGCACCACCTGTACCTGTTGCTAAGACTTGCCATGGGTTTCCAGCCTGAGTACTTCCCGGTGTATATCCTGTTGATACACTTAGATAATGAAAGTATGCAGTATTCTGGTATGTTACAACATCACCATAGTACCATGTAAGGCCGGCAGATGTAGTAAATGTACCTCTATAATTAAGACCGGACGTCATTCGTGTCCAGTTAGTTGAGTTTTGTTCTGGTGAAGCTGTAGTGTTTGAAGCGTCAGCTATGCAAATATATGCTGACCCAAGGTAGTAAACTACATCATCAACCTCGTAGGCAGAAGCGGTACTCCATGTACCTTTCCAAGTAAACTTCAGTTTGCCTAAATCTATTTGTGCCATTTTTTAAGCTGTTGTATCTAATATTAAATGTCCAGATGAATTTAGGGAATATCTGGGAGTTCCTTGTGTTCCACCTGATGTTGCTGAGTGCAAGGCTGCGGAGTCGCCTATGTGCCACTGTGCTTCGCCTTTGTACTGATAATCTTCTACTTTATATGTAGCAGTATCAGCAGCGGTAGCATAGTCTAATTTAAGTGAGCCTGTTGAATCTCTATAAAAACCATAAAGAACAGTAAAGCCTGCATAAGTGTTAGCTAGCTGAGCATAGTGTAGAGCAGATAACTGTCCGGTGACACCGGCAGATGTAGTAAATGTAGTATTAAAGGCATTAGAAGCATACTTCTGTGCATCTGCAACTTGGTTCGCCATGTTTGTACCGGCGTTTGCAGCTTGCGTTGCACTGGCTGCGGCTGCTATAGCACTGTTTGATGCGGCTGCTGCCTGTGTAGTAGCTGTAGTCGCACTTGCTGCTGCTGCGGCCGCCTGTGTAGTGGCTGTAGTTGCATGCCCTTGCAATACTGTATTGTTGTTTGTCGTGATGTCTTCAACTTGTTGTTTGTTGACACCATCTGTAGCAGATATACCGGCAACGACGTTTGTCATCCGGTTATTACCTACGTTTAAGTTACCACTGATGGTTACGTTAGTTAGTGTACCACCAAGGTTTTGCACCGCATCTTTTTCCTCTTGCAATGAGAATATAGTTTGTAGTGCATTGTCATTTAAGTCAGCTGCTTTTACAGACGAGCCTGCCGTAAATGTAACTCTGGGAGAGCTAACATCCGTGCTCCTAGCAATACGAATGATTACTGGGTTTGCAGGTATGTTGCCTGCTGTAAAGACAACTGTACCACCACCGCTAGGTGTATAGTTAGTTATGTTATAGTGAGTGCCCGCTGTTTGTAGCTGACCATCTAGCTTAACATCTATATCGGCGGTTTTGATTGACTCGAACGTAAAATTTTTGTTGTTATTTCCGTCCGCAGTGTATTCAACGAATGTTAGTGCCATTATTTATAAATGTTTAAAATGTCTTGTGAAGGGTTTGCCGACGACTCAAACTTTCTTTGACGTAATACTCTTTTCTTTCTTTCTTCTTCTTTTAATTTTATGAGCTCTTGATTACCCTGACTAACCTTAGCCCAAGCTATTCGTCTAGCTTCTTGGAATAGATTGTCGATAATCCTATTATGGTAGTAATCTTTTGTCTCATACAATGCACGATTGCCAGAATTTATATCTTTATACATTTCTTCTAAAGATGCTATAATTCTAGGACTCTTAGCTAATCTAGCTAGTTTCGCTTCTAATCCTGTCTCTCCGATTGCTTTCTGGAACTCTGATCTAAGTCTTGGAGAATCAGATAAGTCGTCACCATCTGGACTAGAAAGGACAGACAAACGTAAGTCATAACCACTGTTAAATAATAATGTTCTACCGGCACTAGGAGTAAGAGCCAATGACACAGGACTAAACATGTTGTATGCTCTAGTCATAAAGTCATATGGTTTTAGTGGCTTACCGTTTAGTATGTCATACTTGATTGGCAAGTCTGCACCGGGTAATTTTTCAAATAGTAAGTTACGGTTGCGTACAGAATCTATGTAACCTGATTGTAGCTCTTTCATATATGGGTTAAACATCTTGCCTAACTCATTACGTAAACCGGCTAAAGGTATAGCATTGTTTGTTATGCCCGCTATAATTCTTGCAGGCTGACCGGGCTTACCACCAAATAAGTCTGCAAACGATTGTAGTCCGGCTAAGTAAGATTTACTTGTGACACCTTGAGATAGTAGCAAAGCAACTTTTAGTAAGTTGTCTTGTGTCCACTCTTCTCCCATAAGTTGACTTGCATCACCTATGTCAGCTATCATAGACATAACTTGGTTAAATGGTTCAAATGAGTCATACCCAACTTGCACACCACCTAATGTTATGTGCCTAGGTTTGTAGCCTGCATCTATCCATACCTGTCTTTTCTGTCTATCTACAGGGCCGTTTCCTGTTAGTTCTCCACGCATCCAAGCTTGTGATGCCATAAATACTAAAGCAGAGCCCATAGCCAATCGGCCTGTTTGTAAAGCCTTAGCGTTGATAAGATCTTGCTGATCTACAATACCATATTTTACTCTTAGTTCATCAGTAACTTTTGTAGCAAATGCTATGTCGTTAAACTCTTTGACTAAGAAGTTAAAACCGGGTGTATGCTTGGCTGTAAGTTTTAGTCCGTTTACACCTGTTCTAGCAAATAGAAAGAATGGTTTTGCCCAAGGGTTAGCTTGGAATACAGCGTTTAGACCTTGTGCGAATCCAGTTAAATCTTGTGTAAGTGTAACTTCTTTTCTTGCGAACTTAGTAGCTTCTTCAATAATATTGCCGTTAGCATCAAAGATATCACGATAGAAAAAGTCTTCATAGTTTTTTATCAGTTGTGGTGTGATTTCAACAAATGATGATAGAGCTCCTGTTTCTTGTTGATTCATAGCAGATAGCAATGCTTTTTCTCGCATCTTCATTCTACCTAATATGTGTGCAAACGCATCGTCAGTAGCCGCCATTATGTTAACACCGTAAGTTAAAAAATTTTTGTTATTTAAACTACGGGCAATGTTTGCTATAAAAAATGCAGCTTTGTCACCAACACTAGCTCTGCCACTATCTTCTACATATCGACGTAATATTTCCCAGTTGTCGTCACCTTTTGTATACTCAGAGAATCTAGTCTTAATAGACGCTAGATCTCCTGACCAGTAGCCATCTAGTTTAGTTTTAAATATCTCAAACGATTCTGGTATAGCTTGTATCATAGCGTTCATCTGTGCTAGACCTGTGCGTAATGTTTTAGTATCACCTGTAAAAGGTAATCTAGTTATAGCTCCAAGTGTCTGTGCCATAGGACGCATGAACGTCGCAGTGGATGTACCCATGATTGCTCGCATTGGTGTTTTAGGGCCAGATAATATACTGTGTGTCATAACACCCTGTAGTTCTCTGACTAACGCACCTGTCTGTGTTTTACCTTCGATCTCACCACCTCGTATCATTTTACGAGCCCAAGCATCAAAGTCATCTAAGCTATTTACAGTTTTCATAGACGAGAAAGCTTCAAATAGTGCCATCAATAAGTCACCATCCTCTTCTTTGTTAGCAATATTCAGAATAGTCTGTATTGATTCACGTGTATCTTTCATCTCTTCAGTTAGAGTTTTCTCTAGAAATCTACGTTTACCTGCTCCTAAAGCTCTAAAATCATCAGACTTGATAAGTCTAGCTCTTTTAGCTTCAGTCAAAGCCATAAACATAGTGTTTCTGATCTGTTCTAACGGGCCGTCTACGTCTGTAATATCAACAAAATCTCTTAGTTCACGACCGGCAATGCCTAAATCTCTAACTTGTTGTAGTAAAGTACCTACAACCATGTCAGCTACTACGACATACTTACTGGTTATGGTAGATATTCTGTCAATAATATTACCGTCTATATCAGTTACTTCATAAGCATCAGTAGATTTTAGTAGTTCTTCAAGGTATTCATCTGCTGACATTTCTGCTGCGTTTCTACCAAGTGTAATACGTTGGTGTGCAGCTATAGCGTCTCCAAATGTTTCTACTAAACTCTGTCTCTTTTCTTTTGCTTCCCTGATTAAAGCCTTATACTTGTTCTTACTATATAGTTTCTGTAGTACTTCATCTACTACTTCTTCACTAAGACCAGAGTTTTGAGCTCCACGTTCACGTTGTACAGCAGTAATTACATTACCGGCTGAACCATCGCTTGAACCCCAATCTTCTCTAATCCTTTTGTTACGTACATATACTTCATAAGCGTCATCTTCCGAGAAAAATGCACCCTGATGTGCGTCAGCCATAGGTCTGTTTTTAGCAGCTCTAAACTCTTGCTCATTTGTACGTAGTTCTTGTAGACCTTTTTCTAATGTTTGATCTTTTATACTCTTTTTTCTGTTCTGTACAGCCTGAGCTATAGGTTTTTTAGCTTTACCTATAAGCATAGCTGCACCATCAAACACAAGTCCAATGCCCATACCCTCGACGACGTTTTTAAACTTCATCATCATAGGGTGATCTGTTTCTTTTGTTGACAATGGGGTGTCTATAAAACCATAATGGTCACGTAAAGACCCCAAAGCGTTATGTCCGTCTGACTCCTTAGAGATTATATCGGACACTGCACCGATTCCGGCGGCTCGTAGAAGGCTGTAGCTTGCCATGCCCTTTAGTCCGGCAGGGACTGTTAGAGGGCTTGACTTAACTGCTGCGATTATAGCTGCTGCCATAGTCCCAAAATGCACTGTACCACGTGCTAACTTGCCCCACCATGTCTTAGTAATTATTGGATTTTCATAGCTATTGAAGGGTGTCCACTCTGGTTGATAGTATCCTTTCTCTTTCTTTTCCCTTGCCATTTCTCCTGAGATAGCATCTAGTGTTCTCTCTGGAAATGTAGCGGCTGAAGACAGAGTATCTTGGACACCACCTGTTAGAGCAGATTGTGCTTCCTTAACATATGCTTTTAATCCCCAATTCTTTGCATTACGTGGGTCATCAAGTTCATCTTGTGTTTGTTGATCTTGAGTTGCTAAATCTTGTTCTACTTCTTGAGCTTGTTCTACTTCTCTTGCTTGATCTTCTGCTGTTTCATAAGCTTCTACAGCTTCATCTAACATGCCAGTATCAAATTCAAAGTTTTCGCCTACCTCGTCTTGCAGTTCTTTTTCTTCTTCATTCATTTTTTAGTCTAATTGTGAATCGAATAGTTCTGGGTATAGCGTCCAACCGGCAGCGTATTTTTCTTTACCATTCTGTTCGTCCCAGATTGCTGTGTCGAAGGTTACGTTATAATCTTCATATGTATCTGGCAAGAAG